GACGCTCTTCCGATCTGCTAACGAGGTCGGGGTACCCAGCCCCTCAGACACACGACTTGTCTAAACCGACAAGTCTGTGCCTGCGCTCGCACCACGGCGGCGTGGTGGACGCCCTCCCGAGGCACCATGCCAGGGGAGGGACGGTGTCCCCAACGCGCGCCGACCTCTCCCGAAGCCGTCGTGCGTGGTCTACCTACGCCGTGCATGGTCGGTGGGCAAGCCTCCTCGCCCTGTCCGACCTGTCCGACCTGTCCGACCTTCACGCCGACAACGGTGGACAGGCGATGACGTAGACTACGCCTACATCGTCGTAGGGTCTGTCCGCTCTGTCCGACCTGACTACGCCTTTCCATGTCTCTCTCTCTCTCTATACTCTCTCTAGAACTCTTAAGTAAGTCGGACACCTCGGACACGTCGGACAACGCAGGCGGGCACTACATCCTAGATGGTGGGCAACGTCGGACACGAGGTCGGACACCTAACACAAACGTCGGACACGACGCTGGCTAGGTGGCGAGGTTGTACCCGTGAACGCGCTTCCCGTTCCGCATGACCTTCCCTGCGGCGTGAAGTCCGAGCTGGCGGATCAACTTGCCGAGGCGTTGCCCGTCGCGAGACTGTGGAGGCGTGAGGTAGCCGAGAGCCGACCACGCCTCGGCGATGGTAAAGTCGTGCCGCTTGTCGCACCAGAGCTCGAACGGCGCGGCGAGGGGGTCGCTCACCTCGTAGCGCTGCGCGACGATGGCGCGGTCCTGCTCAAGGTCGTGATCAAGGTGCCAGCCCTCGCCCTGACGGTAGGCGTGGACGGCTTCAGCCCAGAGCTGGTCGCGGTCCTGACGCAGGGTCTGCGCGTCGCACGTGGTCGTCTCGATGACCCACCAACGCCGGGAGCCCGTGGCGTCCTGGAGGAACTCGTCGTCGTTCGTGGTGCCTGCGAAGACGGTCGTTCGCGGCACGTCACGCGTGTTGCGACCGTAGCTGGGACGGTAAGAGTCGCGCTGCGACGAGACGAACGCCTTCAGCGTCTGCGCCTCGGCACGACGCAGGGAGTCCAGCTCGGCGAGCTCGTAGATCCACGCGCCCTGGAGTGCGGAGAAGCGGTCCTTGCTCGCGAGGTCAATGGGCGTGTCGCGGAACCATTCCCCGCCGAGGATGGCCAGCGACGTGCTCTTCCCGCTACCCTGCCGTCCCCTGAGAATGAGAACCGTATCGGCCTTGCATCCGGGCGTGAGCGCACGCGCGACGGCTTGAATGAGCCACGCGCGGCCCATCGCCTGCGTGACTCGGTCGTCGGGCGCACCCAGATACCTTCCGCACCACGTCGAGATCCGCTCGATACCATCCCAGCTCAGGCCCTCGAGGAAGTCTGCGACAGGCGAGTAGGTGTGCCGATGCGCTGCCCACGACACGGCTTCGTGGATGACGTTCGTGGGCGCGTGGATGCCGTACTGCCTTGCGAGCGTCAGGCCGATCTCGGCTTCGTGGTGGTCGTCCACGGCGATGACCTTCCCGTCGCGCTGGTTCCATTCAACACGCTCCGACAGGGTGTTGTAGGCGAAGGCGTCGGCCCACCACGGGTCGTGCGCGAGGATGAGCTGGACGTTGTCGCGGTGCCCCTTCGGGTCGCCCGGCTTGACGAGGACGCCTGTCTTCGGGTCGAACTTGTCGGCGGTCCTGTCCAGCAGGTCCCACACTGCGGCGTCTCGTGCCATCGGAAGGACGGTAATTCCAGCCAAGGCGGCGAGTTCGGTATCGGTCATGCATTCCTCCGGAGGTGATCGACTGGCCCAGCCCAGCCGCATGAATTGCGATGATGGCAAACAGCCGGTCCCTCGTCCACGTAGAACCACACCTCGCGTGCGCCGCACCTCGGGCAGGTGAGATCATCGACGTAGGGCTTAGCAGCTTGCCGGAAGGTCCCGCCGAGCTGAACGCCGACCTGTTGACGTAGTCCAGCGTCGTTGTCGAGCGCGGCACGAAGTGTCCGACCCAGCTCGCGTTCAGTCACGGCCCACGTGGGAGCCTTGAACTCTCGCTTTGGCTTTGGCTTTTCCTTCACGATGTCCAGAAGCCACGCCGGGGCCTCGACCATTTCGTCCTGGCATGTGCCAATGTCCGCTTCCCAGCGGTAGCTGAAGCCGCTGCGATGCACCGTAGGCGGGGCGCAGACGTACCCGCCCTCACCACGCACATCCACGTTTGGGGCGTTGACGGCCTTCAGACCTTGAGCGTTGCGAACGGGGGCCGCGTCAGTCCACCTCCAATACAGGTGGAACCCGCGAGATGTCTCAACACCGAGAGTACGCGTAAGCCCATGCTTCGCGACCTGCGCATCGTACCACGCGCCAGCCTCCGCACCGTCGATGTCGAGCACCCACACGCCGGACGCGCTCCCGGTGGCGAGGCCCACGCCTGCATGGGGCCAGCGCGTCCACCATGCCCGCACCGTGTCGGCGTCGGTCGTAGCCTTCTGCTGCCACGCTCCGAGACGCGGATGCTTACCCCGCTGCTTCTCGCCGCAGGCCGCGCCCGATTGGCAGGCACATACCTGCGTGGCGGGGTCCACCTCGTAAAGAGGGTGGACGCGCAGACCCGCCGCTGCATACCGAAGCGCGTAATCCATTGGCGTAGAACGAGGGTGCACGCGCAACCCCGCTGCTGCATATCGCAGCTCGTATTCCAGACTCATGTACCCGTGCATCACCGTGGGGGAAGTGGGGGGAGGGAATACCCCTCCCCCCGAGCGGGGGATCAGCCCGCGTCCCACGGGGACATCGACACGGTAACGCGCTTCGCTTCCCGGCGTCCACGCTTCAGCGCGGCCTCACGCTCACGTTTCTTCGCCTTCCGCTTCGCGAGGACCCTCTCCCAGTTCACGAAGCGCATCACGCAAGCGTGCGGGGATCGGCCCATGAGCTTCCCGATCTGCGGGTACGTCATGCCCTCGGCTCGCAGCTTGTAGAGCTTCTTCGTCTCCGCGTCCGACCAGGGCTTCTTCACCGCGAGGTGGATGCCGAGGACCTTCCGCACCGTGTCGACCGTGCGGTGCAGCTGGCCCGCTATGTCGAGGTCGCGGACGCCCGCGGCGTGGAGCTCCTCGATCTGCGCGCGCTCCTCAACAGTGACGGCCACGAACCATCGCAAGCCGAGGTCACGGCACCGCGTCCGAATGGAGAATACCGTTCTGTTTAGCGCGAGGCCGATCTCCCGTGCGGTCTTCCCCTCGTCGTGCAGTCGACGGAGTTCGAGAAGCTGGGAGCGTGTCCACGGTCTACCGGGCATGCAGACCTCGCGTGCGCTTGTACGTCGAGATGACGTACCAGTGCCGCCCCACGTGCTCCCCGATGGCGCGGACGCCGAGACCTTCGTTCAGCTTCGCGTCGACCAGCCGCCGCTCATGCTCGCTCAGGGCAGCGTAGCGCGCGTTCTTTCGCCCGGTGACCTCGACCATCGCGGCCTCCTTGTTGGCCGTGCCGACGTACTGCGCGACGGCGTCGGGTTGCCTCCCGAGGGCCGCTCCAATCTCCGGCCACGTCGCACCATTCGCGCGCATGTCGCGGGCCTTGGCGAGCTCGCTGGGGCGCCAGTGACGGTAGGTGTACTTGGGCGGGACGGCAAGCGGCACCACGACCTCTACTAGGTCACGCGCGGACCAATCGGCGTCCTTGAGGACGGCGACCATCGAGTGCATCGCCGACTCACTGCGCCCGAGGCGCTCTCCGACCTCGCGCCAGGAGAGGCCCTCCTCGCGTAGCTGGCGAGCACGCTCGAACTCTGACGGACGCCATGGCGTGTTCGTGCGGGTCATGGCGCAGCCTCCAACGCGGCGACAAGGGCTTCGGCCTCGCTATCGACCCATTGCCCTCTATGATGTGGGTGGCAGTCGAACTGATACCCGTGCTCCCGTGAGATCTTGACACTTACCTGAAGGAACGGGACTGCGTGCGCCTCCCGCACCAGCGCGAGCAGGCATCCCAGCGTGGCGGGGTCGGTGAGGTCGGGGAGGAGGCAATCCGTAGACCCGTACATTTCATTCCCGCGTTCTTCAAATGATCTAAACGTAGTCTCATCGACCCATACCATACGGAACCCAGTATGTATGAGCATCCCAGGCATCCACCGCCAGCCCCGGCACGCGACGGCGCGCTTCGCAAGCGCGATCTGTTCTTCGGTCATGCCCCCTCCCCACGGCGGTGAAGCCCGCGCTCGATCATGGTTGCCGCGTGGTTCAGTGCGGACGCTCCCGCCGCGTCTGGGTCCCACTGAGTCGCCTGCTCCCGCAAGAACGCCACGACGCGTGCCTGATCGTCAGCGACGGCATTTCTGACCTTCGCCTCACTGACGTACCGATACGCCGTCAACGCGTTCTGCTTGGCCTGCTCAAGCGTGGCGCACTCTCCGGTCGGCCTGCGTCCCTTCATAGGAACCTCTAGACGCCAGCGCCATCGCAGATTGTCGGTGCGTGAGATCATGATGTCATTCCGCTCCATTTCGGCCCAGCAGAATGTCTCGAATGAGTCACTCTCGTAGATCCACGTGATCATGCACCCTCCTCGCGACGATGCTCGCCGCGTTCGATGGCGTCTGCCAGTCCGTCAAGGCGTGCGCCGCGCACGAACGCCACCACAGCAGCGCGCTCCTGGGCGACGGCATCGGCGACGATGTCGGCCGTCTCGTCGTGCTCATTGTCGACATCGTGCAGATCCGCGAGCCACAGGCGCGTGAACTGCACCGCGTGTTCCTTCGCGTCCGCGAGGCCGGGGTCGTAACCGCTGGGGCCGTTGTAGCGGTTCGTGCACCACTGCCACCCGCCCGCCGGATGCTTCGACACGGCTACCGTCACGTGGTCGACCTCCGTCAGGTAGGCCTTCCCGGCACGACGCCACTTCATGATCTCGATCACGGCCACCTCCCGAAGCGACGCACAAGCGCCGCGATGATGTCTCCGACCTTCATACGACCTGCCTCGCGCGCCACGCGCGGTAGGCCTTCTCCGCTACGTGCTTCGCGCTAGCGTCCGTCGGCTGGATGCCTCGCGCGTCGTCGTCGGCGTGGAACGCGCTCAGCTCCCAGGACCACCCGCCGCCACGGTGGGCGCGGTTGACGATTAGGACGACGCCCGCCTCCATGTCAGCGCGCCAGCCGAGGCCAGTCTCAAGCCAGCGAACCGGCGCGCTCATGTAAGCGCCTTCGCGAGCGCGGCCCGCTGGTACCCAATCCCGCGGCTTTCCAGACGGGTGACGATGCAGCCAGCGTCCTCGAGGACCTTCGCGTACAGGGCGCTTCCCACGAAGTCCACGCGGCAGTTGCGCCATCCCTGCGCCTCGACCATGCGGACCAGCTCGGTCACGTGAACGTGGTGCGCCTCGGTGACGCGGTGCACGGCCTGCGCGTCGTAGCTCTCTACGACCTTGTCCATCTGGACAATGCCGTAGCGCGCGCTGAGCACGTGAACCTCGCGAGCGATGCCGCTCTCGCGCTCGACACGTCGCAGCGTCGACCACAGGGGACCCGTGTACAGGTCCGCGACGCGATGGGCACCGGGAAGCTTGCCCGCGCCGCACTGCACGATGAGGGGGCTCACCACGCGAACATCAGGAACACGATGACCATGACGGCGGTTCCGCCGAAGATGGCGTCTCCGTGAAGGTCCCACACGTAGCGCGGGTCATGCCAGAGGCAGCGGATGGTGTCGTAGAAGCTCATTGGGTCCTCCTGTCGTCAGGTGACGACATCCTAGAAGTACCCATATCGTGCGTAGCGCGCAAGTGGAGCGCGTGAACTTTCTAGACGGGGGTCACCCACACGTCGATGCGGCCTACGTCGGGCACGGCACGCTTGCTCATCTGGAGCTCAACTACGAAGCGGTCGTCGGCGAGCACGCCCGCCTCGACGAGGGCGTCCATGACGATCTTGCCCACGTTATCGATGTCGGGCTTCGTCGCGTACGGGATGCCGCCTGTCTCCTTGCGTATGCGCCACCTCTCCTTGTCGCACCACGCAGGCCGTGTCTTCGGCAGGGGCCAATACGCGACGACCTCGAGCTGCACAGGCTCCGCGATGGGCTCGCCCTGGCGCTGCTCCCGCAGCATGGTCACCGCCGCCTCCATCCATGCGCGATGCTCGGGAGGCATGTAGACGCGCCCACCTCCTCGAGCTGCTCGGGGACGGGATGCGCCTCGAGGGACGAGGCCGATGGTGTAGTCAGCGGTCACTTGGCGTCCGTCCCGTACCCCGGAAGCGGCTTCGGCTTGTCGGTGTACATGCGGACGACGGCGAGCACCCAGAGCAGGACCAGCATCGTACCAACCACGCCACATACCCAGCCGGGAGCGTCGAAGTGCTTGAGGAGCAGGTAGACCAGCGCCGTCGTCTGAATGGGAAGTTGCGCGGGGAGCTGGTTCCACGGGATGACGGTGCGGCTCATGTTGCCTCCGAACTATTCGATGTTGTCGAATGGTTGCCCATCACGAAGCGTCCGCGCAGGCAGCCGCCATAAGCGTCACGGGGTCCATGACCAGCGCCCGCGAGAGGGCCATCATGGCCGTGGTCGAGGGGCGATACTCGCCGGCTTCCCAACGCGTGACCTGCGAGGCCGCTACGCCGACCTGTCGGGCGAGCTCCGCGCGGCTCATTTCCATGCGCTCACGCTCTTCACGGATCGTCTTGCCGAGGGTGGGGTACATCATGGGCCTGCACTATAGTGCAGTTGCGAATATCGCAAGCCTTGCTAGTTATGGGGCATGACACACCACGAACTCGCGCTCACAAACCTCCTCACCTTCCTCCAAGAGCACCACGCAGAGGACATCTTCGCGGTCACCTACAACGGCGCATGCTCCGTCGTCGTGCTTCGCTCCCCTCCGAAGGGCCGCACCATGCTGGGATGGGAGTGGAACCCCAGCGACATCCGTGGGCGCATCGCTCACACGACCGCTTCTGGCATCACCGTCTTTGCTCCTGACTCTGAGGTGTCCGCATGATCCTGTCACAGTCTTCCGAGCTCGACCAGCTCGCTACCGCTCTTGCCCTCGCGCAGGGCTCCATCCAGGGCGCGGTCAAGGACCGCACGAACCCTGCATTCAAATCGTCCTACGCCGACCTCGCGAGCGTCTGGGATGCCTGCCGCGCCGCCCTGTCCAGCAACGGCCTGAGCGTCTCCCAGCATCCCGGTCGCCTCGAGGACGGGAGCGCCACCGTGACGACGATCCTTCTCCACAAGAGCGGTCAGCACATCGCATCGGTATGCGCGGCCCTCCCGCGCGACCAGAGCCCCGCCGCCGTGGGGTCTGTCGTGACCTATCTGCGTCGATACGCGCTTGCCGCCGCGGTCGGCGTTGCCCCGGAGGACGACGATGGGCAGGCGGCACACCACGCGGTCCCGCACGCGCAGCCCCAGCGGGCGCCGGCACAGGCTCAGCGTGTCGCCGAGGCTTTCGGTGGGCGTGTGGAGAGCGTCGAGCGCATCGCCCCCACGCCCTCGGGCATCGACCCCAGCTGCCCCACGTGCTCCGGGTCTATGTGGGACAACCGGGAGAAGAAGACGAACCCGAAGGCGCCCGACTTCAAGTGCAAGGACAAGAACTGCCAGGGCGTCATCTGGAAATACGGCGAAAAGCCCCGCGGGCCTGTCCCGCAGACGCGTGGACCTCTTCTCGACGCGCCGCCCCCCACTGACGACGACATGCCCTTCTAGAGGTGACCTATGACGACGACGTACGACCTCATGCGCGGCGCCGCCCGCGTGCAGATGGAAATCGAAGAGAACTCGGGCCTCCTAAGCGAGGAAACCGCGGCCTTCCTGACGACGTGGATCGAGCAGTCGGAGGACAAGGTCCTCGCCTGCATGCACCTCGTCCGGCGCATGGAGGCCGAGGCTGAGCTCCTTGAGCGCGAGGAGAAGGCCCTCCGCGCGAAGCGCAAGACCTGCGAGAACGTGAGCGACCACGTGAAGGCCCTCGCTACGGGGCTTCTTCTTGCCCGGGAGTCGATGGGCGAGGAGCCGAAGGTCAAGGGGCCCACCTACAGTGCGTGGCTCGCCGAGACGCAAAGCATCGTCGGCCCAGAGGACGTGTCCGCATGGCCCGAGACGTGGCGTAGGACGAAGGTGGAGCCGGACCGCGCCGCCGCGCTGAAGGCCGCGAAGGCGGGGCAGGAGCTCCCCGACGGGTTCGCCCTGGAGAGCAAGCGGGGTGTCCGGTGGCGCTGATCTCGTCGCACATGCTTCGCCAGCGCCTAGAGGCCCTCCGTCAGAAGTACGCGCAGGAGCGCCGCATCGCGCACTTGCAGGCGATCACCGCGGCGATGGTCCAGCTGGACGAGGTCGAGGCCTACGCCGAGGAACAGGAGGAGGCCCTCCTCCACGACCGCGCGCAGCTGGCGACCATCGGCGAGCGTTGAACCTGTAAGGAACGCTTACAGGTTCAGTTTGCAGGCTTCGACGTGGACAGGAGCAGCTCGACGGTGACGTTGTTGTTCGACGGGCTGAACAGGAACAACTTGGTCACGCTCGGCATGCCATTCGCGCCGTTTCCGTTCACGTTGTAGGCCAAATAGGCGTCGATGGTCCACGCCCCTGCGGCTGGGGCCGCGCCGCCGTCGGTCAACGTCTGGTCGAAGGACACCATTGCATTTTTGGAGGCCCGATCGCGGTTGTGGATGATGATCTGAAGGTGGCGTGTCGCCGGGAGGTTGACCTGCGTCACGAACCCGGACGTAGGCAGCACCAAGACCTGCACGTGAGGGAGATGCGTCGGCGCTAGGGTAACGGCCATTAGTCGAGCCCATCCCGCGCGAGGAGGAAGGCGAGGTGCAGCACGGCCTTGACCAGCTTCTTCCGCTCGCCGCGCGTGATCTTCGTGCCGCCCTCACTGTCGGCGCGCGTTGCGGAGCGCACTTCGGCGATAACGGCGAGGACTTCGGCGGGGAGCTCTACCAGCTCAGCGGGGTCGTACATGCGGGCACCTCTCGCGCATACGTACCCCATAGCGAGACGACGCGCCGCCTCGACACCATGCCGAGGTAGCGCGCCGCCTTTCTGGGGTAGGGTTCCCCCAGCGCCTAGTAACGCTTCGGCGTGTAGGTCTTGCCGTCGAAGGCGAGACTCTCGCCACACTTCTTCGGGTCACGGTACGGAGCGCCCAGGGAGATGTGCACCCACGCGCTCCCCGCCGGCTTCTCGAGGATGCACTGCCCGAACTTCAGCCCGGACTGGGTGACGATCCATTTGTGCAGCTCGTCCACGGTCGTCGAGGGGCAGACGATGTCCGCGGCCTCGCCCTTGGAGTGCTGGGAGGTGGCGCTCCCGCCCACGGCAGCGTTGACGGCGGGGCCTCGGAAGCCGGAGTTGACGCGCACGGCGCCGAACTTCGCGCGGATTACCTCGAGCATCTCCGCGACTAGCTTCAGCTTGTCCACGTAGTCGCGAGCCTCGCGGCGGTTGGCCTCTTGGAGCTCAGAGCGCCCCGTGCGGGTCAGCTCCTCAAAGCTAAAATGCGGGGTCAACGTCACTTGGTACCTCCCTTGGTGGCTGGCGGCTTCACGCCCATTCGCCGGATAGCGGACTCAACCTTTTCGAGACGCCCGGTCAGCTCGTCGGCGTCGAAGTCTGCGGGCAAGGCGAGCGATGCCTTCTCGGCCTTCGCTAAGCGAGCCTCCATAGCTGCGAGCTTTGCGTCGACCTCGGCCTGCTTCGTCTGGCACGGCGGCGGCTGCGCGGTCCCGTTCATCGTCGCGGAGTCCAGCTCGAGGCGCTTCATCGCGAGCTCATGGGCCTGCTCGCTCCGCTTCGTCCAGAGCTTCCACGCCGACCCGCCGCCAACGACGGCGAGGACCGCGAGGGCCAGCGCGAGGAGGGGCTGGTTACCTGCGCCCTCGGCGAGCTTCGCGAGGTCTGCCGCGCTCGGCTGCGCGTCGGGCTGGATCTCGCCAGCGACGGGAGCTGCGCGAGCTGCCGGGATGGGGAGCAGCGAGGCGTCGTCCTGTACCTGGGCGACGACCTCTTCAGATGTGGGCGGGACGGGAAGGGGATCCATACGGTGCCTCCTAGGGGAGCGTTTAGGCAGGGTTTCTTCCTGCGAGATGCGCCAGCCAGAGCCGACCGCGAGGTAGCAGCCAGAGAGCGAGGCGACCGTGGTGCCATCGGGGAAGACCCATCCAGCCGACGTACGCACGGCCACCTCGCCAGACTCTAGCCGGCAGTCAGCGTCCGCGCTGGAGGGTGTCGACATCGGCCCGAAGCGCGTTCACATCCCGGCGCAAGCTGACCAACTCGGAGCGGAGGGCCGCGCCCTCGCGTTCCATGCCTTCTAAGCGACCGTCAATGCGCGCGAGGATGGTCCGCATGTCGACCACGTCCTCCTGGCGTATGGCCGGCGCTGCCTGCGCCTCGGAGAGGTAGCCCCCACCGATAGCCCCGCCGCCGACCATCGCGGCGCCGACCAGAAGCAAGGACCACACCGGAACCGGAACAAGGCGGTCAGACCACCTCGCAGTCTGCGCTTCGGGCATCAGACCTCCTAGTGAGCTGGCCTAACCGACGAGTTTAAACCGCGCGATGTCGCCGCCTGCCGCGTCCTCGAGCTCGCCGAACTCATCCGCCCAAGTGTGCACCTCGACGTGCGGAAACGCGGGCAGCGTGGTCACGCCGCACGTCTCCGGGACCATCGCGCGCGCCGTCTCCGGGTAGGCCGCGACGTACTGCTCAATCTGCTCGGTGTAGCTCATGGCGTCCTCAGTACTTCAGAAGCAGGGCATCGCCCGTCGCGGAGCTAGTGCTATGCGCGATGCCGTAGGCTGCGATGACGCCGGGCGTGGTGTCGATGCGTTGATGGTACAGGACAGGGCGGCCCCAGTACGTCTCGCGTAGGCGCCCTACCCACCCGCTTGTCGAGGGCATGAACAGGGGCGTCCCTGCGAACTCGCCTGCGAGGTTCGTCTGCGTTGTTGCCGTCGCCGTTCCAGCCGAGGTCCAAGACCGCGAGACGGTGTCTATTGTGGTACTGCCTGGACGCCAGATATAGCCGTGAGTATTGCCGGGGTTGACGCCTTGGAACCAGAGCGTGGTCGAGCCCGCAGCCGACAGGAAGTTGCTGCTGAGTGCCGTGGCGCCGGACGTGGTGAACCCATAGCGCCGCCCGTCCGTCTCGCAGGCCGCGGCAGTTACCGTCTCCGGGTCGAAGATCCCGCCGATGCACGCGACGGACACTGACGTAGCGTTCGTCAGCATCTCTACCCACACCGTCTCCTGAGTCTCGTACACGCAACAGGCGATGGACGTGTACGTCGTCGCGGCGTTGCCGAGGCGCGTGTACCCGGAAAAACGAGGGTTAGTGAACGGGGTCCCAGCGTTCCACGTCGTAAACACACCCGCCGAGAGCTGGTGCCCGATGTGCAGACCGCTAGCGGTGAACTGGTCAGGAAGTATCATTGTGGGGGAAGGCGTCGGTTGAACGCTTCGTCCCGCGATGATTACGCGCTGGTCCAGCGTTCCATTCGCAGGCTTGCCCCATACTGCCTCGGTCACACCGCCGACCTGCACGCGCGTCCAGGTCCAGCCGGTGGCTCCCGTGCCTGAGAAGGCACGCGCAGACCCGTCCGAGTAGGTCGTCACGGCAGGGTCAACGACGGCCCAGAAAGCGTCGAGGACCGCGGGGATGGTCATTGACTGAGCGTTGACGGTCGCCAGACGGCGATGCTTCAGTGCTTCGAGGCTCATACGACGCTCCCCGTGAATATCGCCACGTCATTCCGGAAGAGGATGGTCCCTTCCTGCACCAGCTCGCCTGCGAACATGCCGACACCCGCGACCAGGGGAACCCACTGGAGGACGCCCGCGCGGCGCACCAGCATCGTCTCATTGGCCGTGGCCTGCACGACAACAGGCGTACCGCCACCATTCCAGGCGGCAACCGCAGTGGAGCTCCCCGTGTGCCCCGCGGAGGTCCACGCGAGCGAGCTGAGCGCCGTGTGAGCAGGGACAGGCGGGGAGCCGTGGCTATGGTCCCCTCGCGCGTAGTCCGTCGAGTTCCCGACGATAGGCTGAAGGCCCGGCGTCGTCTCGGAGACGACCGTCGAGGCAGGCGTCCCGCCGCCGCCACCGCCACCAGACGCGGCGATGGTCACCTCGAGGACGCCGCCGACCTCGGCATCCGTGATCGTGACGTTTTGGCCCGCCTTCAGCTTAGCGGCGACCTTCGCCGACGCCGCGTCTCGGTAGAGCGGGATGCGCGCCATGTCAGGCTACCGGAGCCCAGCTCACGGCGTTTCCGTCGTTGTCCTCGGTCACGATGCACGGCAGGGTCCACGCCTGCTCCTCGGAGATCGCCACCCACTTCGGCGGGATGCCCGTGTAGTAGCCAGCGCAGCCGTTGGCCACGGCGAGCGCGGTCGCAGTCTCAGAGGGGAAGCCCGCAGGCACGACGAGGAAGGGCATAGACGCTCCTACGCGAACACGATGATGTTGACGGACCCATCGGTCCCAGCGACACCCGTGCCGCCGCCGTTGATGCCAGCGCCGCCGACGCCGCCTGCCGCGGACCTGGTCCCACCGATGGACGCAACAGGCGTTGTCGTGAGGATGCCGACTAGACCGCCGCCGCCGCCGCCGCCGCCGCCTGCCTTGCCGCCGCCGGACGACGAGGCGTCTCCACCCTTGCCGCCTGCTGCGCCGATGAACCCACCTGTGTTGACGATGGTCTTCGCTGCGAGCCACAGGATGCCGCCGCCGCCGCCACCACCGCCCGAGGCGGCACCACCTGCCGTCACGTCGCAGCCGCCGGACGCTCCACCGGCACCGCCGCCGAACCCTGTGGTCGCGGCACGGGCCGTAAACAGGCTCGACGCCCAACGGGAGTTCGTGACTGAGCACGTGCCGCCCGTCCCACCTGCCTGGGCGTTCGCGGCTCCCCCGTTACCGCCCGTGGGCAGCGTGCCGAGATTGTTGTAGCTGTTTGCCGAGGCGGCAATGCCGTTGCTGCCTACGCCCGTGGTGTTCCGCCCGTTTACTCCGCCACCAGACTGAGCGTTGAGGTATTGCCGTGCGGCTAGGCCCCCGCCGCCAGTTGTGCCCGTCGCGTCTTCACCGTTGTCGTTGATCGTTCCGGCGTTCGTCAGCGTGTTGGCGACCAAAAGCTTGAAGCCTTGCGGCTTAACGATCGCCGTCGCTTGTACGGTCAGGTTGTTGTAGTGACGCTCTCGCCCAAGGAGGAGCGGAGTCCCTGCGACAACAGTGAAATCCCCGTCGATGCCGTCTCCGAACAAGCCAGAGAACGTCGCCGCGCTTCCGGAGCCGCTGCCCGTCGAGGGGACCGTGGGGAAGGTCTGCGTCCCGGCCATTAGAACACCTCGACGACGAGGTCGATGTCGGCGGCGTTATCGGACCCCGCGTTGAAACCCGGCTCGAGGTAGAAGCGACCCACGGCGTCCGTCTTGAACACAACCCCGACGCAGGCCACGTCGAAGAGGTCCGCGACGACCGTCGAGCTCCCCGCGAACTGCTGGTCGACGGACCCGATGGTCGCACCCGAGGCCGAGTAGACGCGGGGCGTAAAGCTCGCGGCAGTGCCGGCGCTACGCTTGACCTTCACGCGGTGCAGCTGGACAAGGCACGCCTTGCCGATGGTCTCCACCGTGAGGCGAGTCGCTCCGCCGTAGCTGGTTACGGCCTCGGAGATTTCAAGGCGAACCTTCTCGCCGTGCTGAGTAGAAGTGAACGTAGGCATGCCCTAGCCCTCCTGGACGCGCAGAGTATAGCGCACCGACCCGTCCGCGGCCCACGCCCTCGACTGGACAAGGCACAGACGCTCCGTCCACGCGAGGTCCGGGTCGGTGACCGTCACGTAGTCGCCCGGCTCGACCCACCCGTAGGTCTGCGGCGCGGAATACTCAACGACGCGCGAGGGGAGAGCCCATCGCCGGGACCGCCACGCCAGCACGCGCGAGGCCGTGAGGTCGTCATGGACGATAGCCGTCTCCAGGGCGTCACGTCTCACGCCGTACCTCACGGTCGACCGCGCCAGGATGGGGTCGGACCAATAGCTGAGGGCCAGCGAGGCCGCGCCACCGAAGCGAAGTCCTCGAGGACGTGAAGCCGGGTCGCCCACGGCCCACATTTCGCGCGTGTAATCGTCGCGCTGGGGGCTCCACCCAAAGCGTAGTTGAACCGCGTTTGCGACCTTGTCGGCGTCCTCGTAGGTCACCATGCTTTCCCGCGCGATGTCGAGGTCGGTTGTCAGGTCCCACGTGGCGACGGCATCGATGGATGTAGCGTCCCATCGCCAGACGAGAGGGTAGACGCCCTTCGGGCCGACCATCATGGACACCGGGACCACGTCGAGGACGGCCTCGCGGATGTAGTCGGCGATAGCCACGGCATCGTCGATGTACCCACTGACCTCGAACGCTGCGAGCGAGCTCCGCGCGAGGTTTACCCGGCCTTGATCCACCTCTTGCTCGGTGAGGGACAGAAGCCACGCGACGAAATCCCCCGCGTGCGTGAGCTCTCCGATACCCTCAGCGACAAGCCCACCGCCGTCATCCCAGACGACGACCGGAGTGTTCGTCGGCGTCCAGGGCGAGACGGAAAGGTCATCGAGGACCAGCGAGACGACGCTCCCGCCCTCGATAGTGTACTGGACCACCGGAAGAGACACGGACGTACCGTCCGCTGGGTTGAGCAGCCGTACTGTCGTAGCTGCGACAGGATGCGCGGCGATGGCGTAGACCGTGAATGGTCCCGTCATTCCGATAGCCACGATGCCTACACCGATGGCGCGAGATCCGCCCACGGTGCCGCTTCCCGGCGTGCCCAGCACCACGGGGACGACAATGCCTCCCGCGGCCACGCCGACGAGGGAATAGCCAGCGGCCACGAAGGCGTCGGCGATGGTCTGCGCCTGCACGGAGAGGGGCTCGATAGTGCTCTCGTCCGTCAACACATCCTGTTCGATGCTCGCCTGCACGCCCTCGCCCTGGGCGCCGTACTGAGGCTCGACGAGACGCCCGCGCACGAAGGGACGACGAGCGGTCCAGGCGTCCCCGTCCGCGAGCTGGGCCAGCTCGGCCACGCAGCCGGCGAGGTCGTGACCCTGCTCAATGAGCGCGGCCACGTCGAGCCCGAGGTCAAAGGCTACACCACACGACCGCCGCGGGGCCTCGGTCGCCCACAGGTCGATGCTCTCGACCGTGTCGCTCGTCTCGAGGAGGCCGTCCGTCAGGACGATGGTCCCGCCCGCGCCGTCGTCGATGGTCATGGCCTCGTCGGTCATGTACCAGGTACCGCCCGCATAGTCGAGGCTGAGCACCCAGCGGATAGTCCCGGATAGTTGCGCGGGCGTCCAGCGGTCGGTCACAGTTCCTCCTCGATGCGGACATTAGAGGTCCGGACCATCTCGCCCGTCGCGCCGTTGCCGAGCCATTCCGTACCCTGCACCGTCTCGACGCTGACCTCCGACACGATGCGACCGTAAAGGTGGAGGTCGGGGTGAACGACCATCTGCGTGGAGTTGAGCGCCACGCGCGGGAGGTGCGCCACATAGACGATGGGCGTCGAGGGCCCGTCGAGGTGCTCGACAATGCCGCGCATGAGCGCGGGCCCGTCCATCTTCGCCGCGGCTGGCTCGGGCGTTCCCGTTGAGCTGGCGTAGAAGAAGTCGGGCGTGGTCACGGTCTGATCGACGCCGAATGCGCTCTGGTCAGCGGCGTCCGTCCAGCCGAACTCCACTGCGCGCCGCGTCGGGCCTGCGACCTGAGAGGTCCGGCGCCCGTTCGCGCCTGTCCGGAGCTCCACATTCGGCTCGGACGTGAGCGTGCGCCCCCAGGAGTAGCGCCGCCCGAATACGGCGAGATGACCGAGGACCATCACGCCGATCTCGTAGTACGTCTCGGCGACCTGTTGCACCGGGATGGTGAGCCTGTAGGCCGAGTAGCTAGGGTCGTTGTTCCAAACGAGAAGCCCGCCCGTGGCGAGGAAGGCGCCCGCCGTCCCGCTGAGGCCAACCGCCGACACGTTACCGAAGAGGGTAGCGCGTGCATGCTTGGTGGCCGCGTTCGTCCACGCGCCCTCCGTCTGATACTGGATGGCGCGAACAGGCCCTGCCGCCGTGTCGAAGGTGAACCGCGCCCCGTCCAGCATGCCGTGCGGGTACCAGTACGTGCCCGCGCTAGAGGTGGTGTCCGGGTAGATGGTGTTGCCACGGCGCACCCACTTAAGCCCCGACTGTCCTGCGCTTGCGTCCCACGTACCGATAGTGACATACACACCGAAGGCGTTGCGGCCTTCGAGGGTAGCCGTGCGGAAGTTCGTGCCGCCCAGGTAGAGGGCGCCGACGGGGCCCATAAGCGGAGAGACATTCGACGCCGTGGGGTCCGTCTCCCAGACGAGGATCTGAGCCGAAGCGGTCCCTGTAGAACGCCACGTCACCGACGGGGAGGTGGAGGCCAGCGCGGCGATACCGTGGCCGTACCGGGGCGCGATGGTCCACAGGTCATCGAGCGCGGCAGGTCCCCCGACCGCACGCACCCGGAGGCCGTCCGAGAGCGTGAGCGACCTCGAGGAGAAGTCCCGCCCACCGACCTGCGAGGGGATCGACAGGCCGTGCGGAGAGCTCATCTGCGCGCTGCCTTGCCACGCACAATAGCGCCAGTTCGACACGCCCTGCCCCGTCTGCCCGATGCGGACAGACTGCGCCGCCGCGATGAAGCCTGCGTCCGTCATCGCGTCGTTGGACAAGATGCGGATGAAGTCGCGGGCCACTTCATGGATGCCGTCGATCTCGCAGACCCACACCGTCGCCCTGCCCGTGCCGCCCTGGTTGCTCAGCCACGTGCGCACGTGGACATACTGCGACCCCGTGCGGTTGTAGGTCAGGCGGAGGACGCCGCTTACGTCGTCAAAGCATAGGACCTGCGTGGTCGTGACGCGCACCCGGAGACGGTACGTCGAGGTGTTGCTCGCCGCCGTGAGGATGGTCTCGGTAGCCGTGCCCGAGTCAGGGTCGACTTCCCAGAGGGCCTGCACCGTGTGCGCCGCGGTAAGCGCCGTCGTGCGCGTGTGCGTGTACGTGCGGACCTCAGCGAGGCCCGCAGTGATCTGCATCGCGCCGCCCGTCAGGGTCGTCGTTGGCGCACCGATGGTCGTGACGGTCCACCCGATGGCGTCCGGCGCCCACCACGGCTCCCACGTCATGTACGAGCCAGCCGAATAGTCGGCGCCCATCTGCACCGCGGGGAGCATGGGCAACGTCGCCGAGGTGTACCCGGAGAGCGCCGTGTCTCCCAGCTGCGCGTCGTAGACCGTGGTGGAGTCGACCGTGTGGATGACGTGAAGCGTGCCGGCGTACCAGACTGCGACCATCGAGGTGACGCGCTCGCCACCATAGTCGAGGCTATGGACGAGGTTCGCGGCCTGCCCCAGCACGGACCACGTCTCGCCGTCTGAGCTGCGAGCCGGGCGCACGCGGGAGGAGTTCCCCGAGTTGGGGGCGAGCGCGTAGACCTGCCCGTCCTCGTCCACGGCGGCGCACAGTTCCGTGTCGTCGCTAAGCTGGTTCCCAGCGCTCAGGGTCGTCGCGGGGGCAAGTAGCCCTACCTGCACAGGGTCCACGTCGGACCAGCGACTGTAGGCGCTCCCAAGGCGCTTGCTGAGGGTCGTCGATGTGGCGCCCCACGTGCTCCTCGAGGAACCGCAGTACACCACGCCGAAGCCGACATCGGGGATGGCGTAGATGTCGTGCACGCCGCCCGTGTGGACGCTTGCCGCGTCGGTGCCGGGTACGGCCTCGACCAGCGCGTAGCTCATGCCCTCGTCGGCGCTGGCGTACTGCCAGAGCGTGTCGGGCACGGTCGCCGCGGAGACGCGCACGGCGAGCATCATCAACACCTGCCCGCCCTGGTAGGCTGCACGAAGACGCCGAACGGTCGTCGTCGTCGTGTCGATGTACGCCGGGAGGGCGGCGCCGCTCTGTAGGGCCCACGTCCCGCCGTCGTCGTCGCTCGCGTAGACCCGCACCTGAAGGCCCGCGCTCGCGAGGTCGTCGTAGGCGACGAGAAGCAGCAAGCGGTCGGGCAGCTCGAGCAGACAGGAGTGGAGCGGTTGCCCCGTGGCCGAGCTCGACACCACGTTCGTGATGGTTGTCGCGCCGCTCTGGTCGCGTCGATGCACCACGCATGTCTGCACCACGCCGAGGGCCACCGTGCTCTGAGCCGACACGAGGCGCGTCCCCTTCTTCGTGTAGATGGCGTGCGGGTAGGTATAGAGCGGGGTCGCGCCGCCGCTACCCCACGCGTGAACAGGCTCGAAGCCCGCATAGCCGAGGGGCCCGTCCCAGCCTTGCCACTGCCCGCCCGTCTCCTGCCACGCGAAGGCGCCCGCACGGATGGCGTCCGTCGTGACCGCGCCGCCTGCGCGCACGGTCTGGACGAGGATCGTCGTGTCGGCCTGCGTGCCGCTGCTCTCCAGGACGAGAGACGTAGCCGAGGACGGTGCCGGAACTCCCGGCTGCGGCTCGGCCTGCGTGTACGTCGAGCCGGCGCCCGTCTTCGACGGCGCGATGCGCGGGTCAGGGATTAGGATGCCCCGGAGGGCGTCGGGCGTGAAGGCGGTACCCATGTGCTAGCTCCTCCGCTGGCCTGCGCGTGCACCCGCACCTAACGCCCGCGACAGGGGACCGCGCGTCCGGAGGTTGTCCGTCACGAAGGAGTCGAAGACGCGATGCCTGTAGACCTGCTGCACGACGATGGTCTGCCCGCTTCCCATCCCCGCGTTCGCCGCGCGGATGGTGTCGTCGCCGATAGCCGCACGGCCTGCCGGGGAGAGCACGGCCTCGCCACGCCGCACAATGGCGCTCGCCTCGTCGGGCGCGAAGTCGGCCATACCGCCGGAGTGGAAGCTAGGACGTGTGGCGGCGATGGTTGCGACCTGTACCGCGCCGCCGGCGGCTGCGAGGCCCGCGGCGATGTAGTTAGGCGCAGGCGGGGTCGCGAGTGCGTTGATCGTGGCGAGCGCCGCGGCAGTCAGCGCCTGGGCGAGCTTCGCCGCCTTGTCGATGGCGAAGGCGATCATGGCCTGCCGACGCTTCTCCTGTGTCTCCTCCGCTGCCCGCTTCTTCTCGCCCTCCGTCGCGTTCTTCCCGAGGGCCTCCTGAGCCGCGACGGCGTCCTCGTAGGCCGTGACCTGCTGGTCCAGCTTGTATTGCGAGTAGGCCGATACTACGTCGGCGGCACCGTTCGCGATCTCAGCACGGCGCGTGTAAAACTCAATGTCGGCGGCGAGCTGCGCCTCCTGAGCCTTCTTTGCGTCGTCCGCGGCCTTGACGCGCGCAGCCTCCTCGGCGGCGGCTATCTGCGCGATGAGGACTTCCTGGGCGCGGGTCGTGTCGATGTTGACGTTCGCTTTGGCGAGCGACTCAGTCTGCTCCTGTAGTTCGAACAACCTGTAGGTGAGCTTCTCAGCCTCAGTCGACGTGCGGGCCAGCTCTTCGCCCATGATGCGTTCGACGTTGGCGTTCAGCTCAGCGGCGTCCTTCTGGAGTTGAGCGGCGGCAGCTTCTGCCTCCTTGTCGGCGGCGCTCTTCTCGAGCTCCGCGCGCAGGTCCTTGGTGGCCTCCACGTGCTGGCGCTTCGCCTTCGTGACCTCTAGTTGCCCATCGCGTGCCTTCTTCGTCGCTGCGGTAGCCGCCTCCGTTGCCCTTGCAACGTCCTGTTGCGTCTTCGGGTAGACGCCGATGAAGCCCATGTACTCGCCGAGCTTCTTCGTGAGGTCCGTCACGGTCGGGATGTTGGCGCCCATCGCATTCGCGAGCGCCACGAACGCCGCGACAGGAGCCACCGCCGCCGTCCCGATCATGCCGAGCGTCTCGGCGATAGCCACGTTGCGGTTTTCAGTCTCTAGCGACGCCTTCGAGGTGTCTTCGAGCGTGTTGAGGTACCGTTCTAGACTCGTGCCAGCCTGCATGCGGATGTCAGCCTCGGCTCGCGCTGCTTCGCTGAGCTGACCTGTCGCCACGGCAAGGTCGAGCGCAGCTACCCGCTGGATCTGCAGCTGCTCCGCGACGTATGCATTAGCGGTGCCGGCGATACGCGCCGACTCAGCCTCGCGCGCCATTTCATTCGCCAGCGCAGTCATGTAGATCGCTGCACCTGCCGCGGCAGTCGCAACCACCGCGAGAGCTGGGGCCGCTGCCCCACCCAGCGCGCCAGCCGCGACCTCGCCAACGTCCGCTAGGTCGGCGACGCCCTGTCCGACGCTACCGAGCCCAGGCAGAAGCATGTCGAGGGCCCCAGCGAGCTTGCCCGCGCCGCTCCCGACGTTGCCGAATTGGTCGCCGAGTTCTTTTCCCGCCTGGGCGGCACGCTTCGTCGCCTCCTCGGCCTGCTTCATCGAGGCGCGGGTAGCCTTCGCAGCCGACGCCGCGGCCTTCTCGGCACGCTTGTAGCCGCGGTCCAGCTCGGCCACCATGAGGCGCGCCTGCTCGGCGGTAATGCCGGGGATGCTCTCCAGCTGGCGACGGAGATCGCCGATGTCCGCCGATACCTTAAGGTCGATTTCTCCAGCCATCAGCCAACCCTCCGCAGCTTGCGCTCAACGTAGGCGTTGAGCTCCTCGCTCCCGTTATCCCGCAGACGCTTCGCGAGACGTTTACCGGGGTCGAGGACCCATCGCTTCCACATGTTCGCGCCGTCCGCAGCCTTCGGGTTGGCAACGCGGTAGTTCAACCCCACGGGACGCCCCGATGCGGTGAACGTCGCGAACTCCCGATACTTCGACGGGATCTGCCCTGTCTTGCGGTACTCGGACATGATGCGCGCGTACGTGAACTCGTCGGTGCCGATGGTCAGCGTCGAGTTCGCGTTCGGACGATGCACATAGTAGGACCGCTTCGTCTCGCGCGGGGAGACGACCATCGTCAGCTTGTCGGGCGCGGACTGTATGCCCCACTCGACCTGCCCGGTTTCGCCCGTCTTGCGGTCGACTTCCTTGTACCAGTTGAGCGTGGCTCCCGTGCCGATCTCGTCGCCGATGGCCTCTAGCTGGTCGGTGATCTGCCGGAAGCTCAGGTCGTACATCTGTTTCACGGTCGCCAGAAGCTTCGGGTCTACCTCTGCCGTCACCCGCCCGACCTTGACCTTCATCGCCACTAGATCCCCCAGAAGGCTCTCGCCGCTGGGTCTACCGTATCCTGCGGGCGTGGCGTGAACGCCTTCCGCTTCGGCTTCGAGGGCGCATGCTTCCGGCGCCACCACCCGAGGACGCGCTCCTGCGTCTCGACGGGCCAGCCGTAGAACGCCTCGGGGTCGCCGCAGTAGGTGAGGCCGATCTCCAGGGCTACAGAGTCGAGTCCTCCGTCGGCGCTGGCGTAAAACCCTCGGCACGCGCGACACCCGTCTCGGTGGGGACCTCGACGCAGAGCTCGAGAGCCTTCGCGCCCGCGGCGTAGATGTCGGCCTCGGGGAGCCCCAGCGCCATGAGCTCGTCGAAGACCTGCCCGCCGTAGCCGAGGGCGTCGTACTCGTATTTCGTGCGGAGAGGCTTCCCGCCCCAGCACACGCCCAGGGCGGCACAGAGCCCGCGGAGGGCGCTGCGCTGCACGGCCATCGCGACCTCGCGACGGACCATGAACGACGGGGGAGACTTGAGCGCGACAGTGTGCGGCCCGATCTGTACCTGCATGATGCTCCTTAGACGCAGAAAGCGCCCCCCGCACCGTAGCACGGGGAGCGCCTACCTTGCACGCGGCGCAATATCAGGTCGCGACGAGGGACCCGTACACCGTGAACGAGATCGTGTAGGCGTTCGGGTCGCCCTCGGCGATGTCACACGACGTGATGTGCACGTCGCCAGCCGTCAGGACGTGGTCAGCGGCATCGCCGAAGTTCGTACCTTCGACGGTCCAGACCGCGGTCTTGTAGGTCTTCACGTCGCTGCCGGCCAGAGACTTGACCGCCGTGGCGAAGGGCCCGGTCCACGTCGCGAGCGCGAGGAGGGTCTTCTCAGCCGAGCGCATGTCGGTGAAGTGAGCCGTGAACTGCCCCGTGACGAACGTGGCGTTCGTCTTCCGGAGGCTTCCGAGGTCGCCGCGGTCCAGGTACGTCGTGACTTCCGTCTGCGACTCAGTGATGCCGCTGAAGCTGAGGTCGCCAGCTTCGTACTGCACTTCGAGAGTGAGCGGGGTGGGCGTGGTGGCATCGCTGAAAACCAGCTTGCCATCACGGAAGTTCTTGACGACTGCGGAGATAGCCATGATGACCCCCTAGTTGATGGGTAGCGCGTGGAGCACCACGAAGGTCGCCGTACCGAGGAACCACTCCCCGCTATCAACGACCTCCGCGCTCACCGTCTGGAGTTGAACCTTGAGCTCACCGGGCCACGTCGAGGTGTACGCCTCGCACGCCTTGATGAGCTCCTGTCCCGCGGCCTCGGCCTCGTCGCGCGAGGTCGTCTGGTCCTTCGGGCGCAAGCGATACGCCCACCGCACGATGGCCGTCGTCTCGACGAGCAGGCCCTGTCCAGGGCGACCGCGGTATCCGTTGCCCGTGCCGCCCATGCGGTTGTTCGTGTCGGCGAGGCCCACGGCGAAGAGTTTCCCCGTGCCCATGAGCGAGTCAGCGTCACGCCCGAAGACATCCGCGGCGAAGCGCGAACGCGTCCAGCCCGACACCGCAGCGCACTGCGTGTCGAAGAGGGACCGCACTTCCGCGCGAGTCTTCACCGGATACCCCGGTTGTACGGCCACAGGTCGCCGCCCGACCCACTGTTCAGCCAGAGCGTGGGGCTACCCGCGTTGCGTCGGTCGACGTTGACGACGTTCTCGTCCGTCTCGTCGTAATGAAAGGTGAGCTGCTGCCACGCGTTCTCGTAGGACTGCCCGTAGGAGTCCGCGAGCTGCTGATAGCGAGAGGTATCGCCCGCCGACGTGGCGTAGTCCTGCCACACTAGGTGAAGCGTGAGGCAGACGTGCGCCTCCCGGAACGCCGCGGGGGACATGACGAGGAATGGACGCTTGCCGCCGCTAATCAGGCGGTTCTCCACCATGCACCAAGCCTCGTCGAGGTAGTCCTGGTACGAGGTCACGCCCGCCTCGCGCAGCTGGCTCAGGTCGCGGTGACGGCGCAACAGGTCGATGTCCGACACGACCGGGTAGAGCCGGCGACGGACGAGGGCCCCGTCGCGCCGGAAGACATGCGTCACGCCATCGGGCATCGCCAGCGACCACTCGACTAGGTAGCCCTCCTCGAGGACCAGCGGCGCGAGGGTCGCGGACGGGATCGTGTAGCTAGCCACGCTCGCCGCGATGGTGACCACGGCGGCGTTGACCACCGCGGTCTGGTCTGCCTTGTAGACCGACACCGTCCCCGACAGGGGCGCGACGAGAGCGCCGGCCCGGTAAACCGGAGCGGTGATCTTGTTGTCGCGTCCGCGCTCGATGAACTCCGGAATGGAGAACCGCGGCGCGTACTCGGTGTCGGCGCTCGACATTAGGTCGCGCCCTTCATGGCGACCCAAGCGCCCGAGATTCGGGCGTAGATGGCCTGGTCAGCCGTCGTGCCGTCGGTGCGAAGGAAGATCGAGCCGTTGGGCTCGGTCGTCGCGGGGACGCCCGTACCCGAGGTCACGGTCGGGGCAACGGAGGGGAGGTCGGCGGGGAGCGCCTTGACGATGTAGCCCACGGCGGCAACACCCGAGCGCATGTTCTGGGAAGTCTTGACGGCCATCGGATGCTCCGATGCTAGCTCTCGCTAGCGGCTCTGCTTGTTGTCGTGTTTCTGCGCCACTTCCTTCGCCTTCTTCTCGGCGAGCTCGGGGCGCATACCGTTGCGGACGAGGTTCTCGGCAAACCGATCCTTCGCGTCCCGAATATCGCGTCGTTCGCTCATGCGCGCCCCTTGCGGGCCTGCGCGGTCGGCACCTTGGCGCCGTCCATCTGGGCGAGGAGGGCCTTGTCGGCCTCGAGGCGGCGATGCGCTTCCGGGTCGGAGCCCGCGCGCTTCGTGTTCTCCTGGACGCGCAGGCGCTGCCGCTCCTTGAGAGCATCCAGCGTGTACGGGTCCGGGGGTCGAACGACACCGGATACCACGAGCCCCCGAAGGAACTCGCGATACCCGGCCTCGTCAGACGTGAGGACGACGTTCCCGGCAACCATGCGCGGCGTCTCCCAGCGGGAGAGCCGGACAGGACCGCGGACGCCGTCGTACTCCGTCACGTAGCCGCCCTCGACGACATCCCACGGGATGACCGTCCAGTGCTCGCGACGGAGCTTCGTCTCCGCGCCAGACGTGTCACCGTCCTTGTCGACGGCGTTCACGCCCGGCGTGGCCCGCATCTGGGCGAGCACGGGCAGCCACTCTCCGTCGATGCACTGCCAACGCGAAGGGTGCCAGATGTACCACCACTGCGCGTTGCTCGGCAGGTTGAGCTTGGGGCTCCCTGACGAGGTCTGCACAGCGGGACGACCTGCGAAGGTCGGTCCGGCGGCGTTGGTCGTGTCGGTGAAGGTGACTGCCACGTGTTCTCCTAGAAGACGCTCACGCGTCGGTGATGATCGAAACGCCCATCGAGTCCTGGAGCTTCCCGATGCCGAGGTAGTAGCTCGCGAGGATCGAGGTCGTGCCGCCGCCGATGACGCGGTCGAACTCGACGACGACCGGGGAGCCCGCCGGGGTCACCACGCCGGGAGCACCGACGATGGGGAAAGGGGAGCCCTCGACGTAGCCAACCGCGCCGCGACCAAACATCGCGCCCGCACGGTCCGCGCCCGCGTTGGCGGTCGGAACCTTGCTCGACACGAAGATGTCGACGCCGTTGAACATGCCAGCGAAGCCCTGCCCCTTGATGTTGAGCATCTCCTGCGTGGCCTGCACGAACTGCGTCGCGCCGTACTCCGCACGGAGGCTCGACTGGAAGTCGGCGAGCTGGCGCGGGTGAAGCACCGCGATGTAGGGACCGGGGACGCTGGCGAGCGTCAGCGCGAACTGAGCCGAGTACCAGTCGTCCACGCTCATGTCCACGCCTGTACTACCTGCCGTCGCGGTATACCCGTCGATGACATCGCACAGAGCGTTTTGGAACGCCATGAGCGTGCTACCGACCATGCTCTCCGCAAGCCGCTGGGCGTTGAGGCCGATGGAGTCCGTCAGCCCGGCGAGGTCCGTAAAATCGTATCGCAGGGCATACCTGCCGATGGTCAGCGTGGCCGCGGTGGAGGTGAGCGTCGTGTTCGCGACGACCGCGCCGTCGCTCGCCGAGGCGAGGAGGTCGGACCCGTCGAGGCCGATGATGGGCACCTGGAGGGCCGCGGAGCCGCGCCCGGCCATGTTGCCGAAGTTGACGATGCTCGGGTGATTGTGCAGGCTCGCGCGGTCGGCCAGCTTCAGCTGGATCTCCTGGGCGAGGACGGCGGCAACGCGGGCGTTGCCAGAGAGGGTCGAGTATTCGGTGAGAGCCATAGTGGCGTACCTCTGAGATGATGGTTTCTCGTCATCCCGGCTTCGCTGGTACGGGGCTCGACCCGACGGGTACGCGTAGACTAGCGCACTGCTCGCCTACGCGCACGCGTCGAGCTGCTAGCGGTCCAGCCCAAGAATAGCGGCGCGTGCGGCCTTGTACTCAGCGGGGCTCATGCGCGAGATGGCCTCGGGCGAGTACTGCGAAGGGGCCCCGCTAGGCGCGTTCGTGACGCCTGCGTTCGCGGGAGGAGGAGGCGTCGTCGGCGTGGTCGGCGTAGCGGCAACGGGAGCGGCGTCGGGCATGTACGCGCGAACGGCCTTCGGGAGCTTGTCGCCGGCGAGCCACTCCCCGAGAGGAGGACGGCCTTCCGCGGGAAGACGGTCGTACGCCATACGCACGAAGTCCATGCCCTCCTGGTCGGTGATGCCCCGCGAGAAGAGCTCGCGCTCCGTGTCCCACTGCGTACGCGCCTGGGAGAACTTCTGCTCCCACTCCGTCGCGCTGGCCTTGTAGGTGTCGGCCTGCTTGACCATCTCGGCCTGCTGGTCGAAGCGGCTTTGCAGCTCCGCCATCTGCTCGCGTAGCATCTTCCGCTCCGCACTCAGGCTGCGGATGCGTTCCTCGGCACGCGAAGTGCCGACCTCGTCGGGGATCGTGGTGTCGTCGGGCATGGTCACTCCTTGCGGGTTGCTTCGTAGGCCCGCAGAACGCGCCTTGCCCAAGCGCGTCCCGAGTCGCCGCCCCAAAGTAGCCAGGCGATGCGACCCGCGGAGGGGTAGCCGGGAGCCCCACGCCGTGCGGCGGGAGCCTGTAGGTCAATCTCATGTCGGTCGAAGTACGCCACCATGCGCCGGATGGTCTCGACGGAGACCACGGAGCGATTGGCCAGCTGGGTCGCGCGACGTGCCCCGATGGGCGTGCCGCCACGGTTGAACTTCTCGCGCAGTTCTAGGCCCCGCTTCGCCTCGCGTGCGACTGCCGGCGGCGCACGGAACCCTGCGCGGGCCCCCTCCTCGAGGAAGCGGCGCAACACGTCCGGATGCGTAGCCGCGAGGTAGCGGCGCTGACGTTCGCTAACTACCGGCAACCGGAGTCTCCGGGGTGGCGATGACGAAACTTCCGCCAACCGTACCCATGAGAGTATCCGCGGCGGCAGGGTCCATGTTGAAGAACTGAACGAGCATTTCCACGCCAGTCGCGCGGGGTAGCTCGCCCTTCGCAACCGAGGTGATGATGCCCTGCGCGGCCTGTACCTGTGCGCCATTCAGCGCAACGGCGCTAGCGGGCTGACCCGCTGCCGTCGCGGCGGCGGCGACACTGTCGGCAGGCGCTGCCGTATCGGCGGTCATCTGCTCCTCAGCGGTCGGCGCCATCTCTTCTTCGGAGGTCGGGGCGTCGCCCTCCTCCTCCACGTCGGCCTCGTCGGCAGCTTCGTGCTCGAGCTCGCGCGCCTTGTTCATCGCGTCGATCTCGGCGAGCATCGCCGCGGCGTCCTGTTCCGTAAGCGAGTCGTCAAACAGGCGCAGAGCTTCGACGCGGGTCATGAGTCCAGCATCCAGCAGTTCGAGCGCGTGCTTGCGGCGCGCGTCGAGCTCTGAGCCTGAAAGGGGAATGGAGCGATACTGAACCGAGTAGCCGCCCTCCGGGTACTGCGTGCCGAGGACGCGGTTCAGAAGGATCGCCGCCTTCATCACGAGCTCCTCGTCGCTCTCCCTGAAGCTCTGCGCGTAGGACCGTTGCGCCTCGCGCTTGCCTTCGTTCGACAAGGCGATGGCGTACCCAGAGCGCGCCGTGCCGCCCATACGCTGGATGTCGGCAGGGGAGACGCCCGCATCCTGGGCGAGGCGATTCGCGCAGGCCGCGATGGTCTGCTCGAGGATCGTCACGTCCTGTCCGGCCTGCCACTGCCCGATGACGGGTTGCTGCTCGTCCGTTGCCCGAAGCATGAGCACGGTAGCCGGGTCCGACACGACCTCGCGCCGCGCCGACGAGACGCCGCCCTCGAGCGTGGCGCCCTGCGGCTCCGCGCCGACGATGTACCGCTGCGGCCAGCTCGAGTCCTTGATGGCGTGAAAGAGCATCGAGTAGGACACGGCGATGTTCAGCGAGCCCTCGACGACCTCGACGCCTTCATACGCGTCCCACAGACGGTCGCCGATGCGCTCCGCATGGTACAGGACGTAGGGCAGCACGGGGCGCCCGTCGTTCCGGCGGTACGGGTAGGCAGCACCCGAGTAGTTGCCGCCCAGGTAGACGTTGCTCAGGTCCTCGCCCATCTTCCCGCCGTCCACGTAGGCGCGCACCTCGTAGATCGGGTTCTCCGGGTTCGAGATGTCGAGGACATCCCACGTCCAGCGTGGCTTGCCATCCACGTCCAGGCGCTCGCGCAGTTCGCTCACCGACACCGGGTAGTCGGGACGGTCGGCGAAGGACCGCGCGACGGTCATGTCCGGAGCGACAGGCCGGAACGTGAGACGCCCATCGGCGGCGACGTGGATGCGCTGCCAGTACTCACGGCACCCGACCACCAGCTGCTGAAAGCGGTTCATCGTCGCCCACAGGCCGGACCGCTGGATCTTCTCGACGAGGTCGACCGCTGCGGGCATGCGCGTCGGGTGCGTCACGTCGGGAGGCATGACGTACAAGGCGCTCAGCGACCGGGCGATCTGCCGGAAGATGTTCGACGACATGTCCGGGTAGCCCCACGCGGCTTTGCGAACTGTCCCGAGGTGGATCTGTAGGCGGTTGTGCAGGTCCTCTTCCCACGTCCCCTCGAGGAGGCGACGGCGCAGGCGCGTGTGCTCGATGCGTCGGATCTCGTAGGGCTCGCTCGAAATGACGGGGATTTGGCTCATCCGATCCTCACCGATTGGGGCACGTAGAGTCTTTTAGTCACAAGCTCGATCGCGCCATAACGTAAACTGTCTATCCCGTGCTTATGGTCGTCGTCGTCGCCTTCCCACAGGCGCAGGTCCTCGATGAGCTGCTTGCACCGGGGATGCACCGTGAAGTCGCCGCGGAGCATGGCGCTATGCAGAATGCGTGAGCCCTCGTAGATCGAGCCGGCGGGTTTCCACGCCGTGTGGATGCGGAAGCCGAGCGTCCCGATGGGGAGCCGGAGCTCGCGCTCAAAACCCTGGATGAGGAGCGCGTTGGACTTCTTGCCGCCCCATCGCTTGCCGCCGTGCTTTCGGTCGCCCACCCAGCGGTCCACTGACTCGATCCGCATGTTGTTCCGGCGAAGCATCGCGAGGATGTCGCGCGCGTCCTGTTCCGGCGTTGTCGCGCCCGTGGAGATGCTTTGGTCGAGGACCCAGAACCGAGGGTTCCCCTCGACGCCGCCCTCGCGTGAGACGACGACCAGCGTGGCCACCTGAGAGCCGCCCTCGCTGCCGTGGTCGATGCCGATGCCGACCTGGCATTCGCCCTCGGGCAGAAGGTCCGACGCGTGGATGGCGGGATCGAACGCTTGAAACACGCGACCCGCGGCAAAGCCGGAGTCCCAATCGCCGTGGATGCGCTGCCGGCGTTCCATCGGGAGGACCTGCGACTCCAGTCGGTCGATGTCCGCTTGCTCGAGGAGGGGACGCCCGCCGATGGGCGTCGTGTTCTCAACCGTCAGCGGAAAGTGCATGTCCTGCACCACGCCACGCTCCGCGAGCTCCTTCAACCACCCAAGGGGTGCGCCTACCGGGGTGAGCGTCACGGCGATGCGCCCGCGGTTTCGCATGACGCGCGGGGCGAGCTCGGACCACACCTCACGCGGCGGCGGTTCATCGATGAGCACGTAGTCGATGGTCGACCCCGCCAGCGCGAGCGCGCCCTGGTTGACGGTACGGATGCGGAGAACGCTACCGTTCCGGAACCTCACGATGGGCACCTTGCCGACCAGACCACGGCCCGGGATGAAGGTGGTCTCTGGGTCGATAGCCCCCTTGGGGAGCAGGTTCCATAGCTTCTGCTGGATGCCTAGCGACTGCTCCCAGCTGACGACCACGATCCACGCCTCAATCGGCGCGGCACGGACCAGCGTGAAGGGATGCGCGCCGAGGCAGCGGTAGATGCAGTCGACGAGGCCCATGGTCGTTTTGCCGACCTGGTTGCCCGACCGCGCGAGCTTGATTGGCGCCGTGCTGCTTAGGAAGGTCAGCTGCGGCTTCGTCGGCACGAAGTAGGCGAGGGGGTCGGCGACGGCCCGACGTTGCAACGTGTCGAGCCCGGTGGCGATGGCCGCGAGGTTCACCCGTCCGTCCCGGTGACGAGACGCAGGGGAGCCCCACCACGCCGCATGGCGATAGCCTCCTCGAGGCGCTCCAGGTGGGGAGCCGGCAGCTGCGCGATGGCCTGCACGATGATGCCCAGAAGCTGCTCGTCCGACATCGTGTCGTCGGGACGGTTGGCCTTCTCGATAGCCGCGTCGAGGTCCACGCGCGTCTGAAGCGCCCGGAGCTTCAGCGCGGAGCAGGCTTGCCAGGAGCGCGAGTCGATGGCGTCCTGCGCCGCTTGCTCTAGTTGGACAAGTGAGGCCGTCAGGTATTCGATGGTCGTCATCGTCGGGGCGAGGGCCGCGTCGAGCTTCTTGTAGGCGCTGCGCTTGTTTGCGGCCATTTCGTCCCCTTTGTGGTCAAATCCGGTGGATAGCGAGAAAAAGTCGAGGCTAACGAG